CCAAGCATGACTGGCGTACTCGTATGCAACCGTATGTCAAGGAGTACACCGATACCGTTTCGCTAAAAGACGTGGTGGATACATTGCCGCCAGCAACAAGCCGCACCGTTATCATTAAGCAGAAGCCGTACAAGAAACCAACTGATGAAATTGTTACCTGGGCGCATGAGCACCGCGCAGAGCAGGTGAACAAGCACAAAGAGATACTAGAGCTGGAATACCGCAAAGTGATAGTCGTATGTAAATACACCGAACAGCTCGATATCCTCGCAAAGCAGCTCAAGGAGTATAAGCCGGTATTCATTCTTGATGGCAGAACGAAAGACCAAGCGGCGACCATACAAGCGGCACAAGAGGCAGACGAGTGCTATCTACTTGTGCAAAGCGCGCTCTGTGAAGGCTGGGACGGGTACATGTTTGGTACTATGGTGTTTGCATCTATGGATTGGAGCTATGTGAACAACGTACAGATTCATGGCAGACAGCGGCACCCAACACACCTGCGTGACATAGAGATAATCTATCTGCTCGGAGGCAGATGGGATAAAAAGATACTAGAGTCTTATCAGCGTGCGGAAAACTTTAATCCTCATGCAGTTACCTGATTTACCTAAGCAGTACAAAACACGAGAGGCAGAGTTTGGCCTAAAACTACGCAAGTGGCTTGCTGCGAATCCTATTATTACCTGCGCTATTGAGACGAAACAGACTAAGACTGACAGTATACTGTTTTCCGAAGTGGCACCGGAGCAGGTTGCGTTCGGTATGGCTGTCAAGAGTGATAAGGGCGTACTCGTTCGCGTGCAGGGTGTAGGCGGTGAGTCGGACTATATATACCTGCGCAATGAGCCGGCGTTCGTAGTCATAAAATACTCTGACTCATTTCACTTCATAGACATGGCTGCGTTCTTATTAGAACGTGAACGGAGCACGCGACGTTCACTTACCAGTACTCGTGCTCGTGCCATCAGCACCATCAGTGTGTAGAGCCTCCCAGAGTGCCTTTAGAGTCTTTACATCGCCACCTGCGGTGTGTGCGTCCCCACCGTCGAGCTTTAGCCAGTAGCGCAAGTTCTGTAGACTGTGCGACGATGCGTCAGGCCATTTCTTCTTCGCAAGCTCTTTGGTGCAAATAAAGTTATATGGAAGTATATCTTCATTCTCAAGCACACGTAAATCAAAAGCCACATTGTGGGCTATGACCGTGTTTGCGGGATCTTCTAACATTGCCTTAATTGCCCTATATAGTGGATGCTCTCGAAAAAGCGGCAAGTCCGCAACTTCCTCATTGGTAATATGATTCACCGCCATTGCGCCATTATCTATAGGAGCTTGAGGACGGCATCGTATAGTAAACTCGTTACAAGCCAGCTCTACTAAATAAGGTTGCGCCAGGCTGTTTGTTTCAGTATCAAGAAAGATGTTCATATAGTATATTGTAAGTTATCCCCACCTATCTGTATAGGGACTATACAAGAATAATAACAGAATATATACTATGAAAGTAAACGTAACCCACAAACATATGCCTAACTACAACTTTCCAAGTTCCTTTATAAACGAGATTGAAGCTCCTTTGCGCAGACAGAAAAAAGAGAAGTCAGATGTACTCTTTTGGATAGTTCTTATGGGAGTCCTACTCGGGACTATCCTTCACTTCGTGGTAGAGCCTCTGCTTACTCCAAAAGCTCACGCAGAAGAATACTCAAACAAGACAGAGATGTGCTCTCATCTCACTGATCCAGCTTTGAACGGCACGTCTGCCAAGCAAACATTACTCACTATCTGCAACTAATATGGACGACCTTGATCTAGACCGTGAAATGCTTGAAGAACCAGATGATTTTACTCACGCAGATGGCATTGAAGACTAACCTTCCGTACCTAGACTTATGAGAAAGAAGCTGGCAAAACCTGGATTTGAAGACTACGAAATAGTAAAGCTTCCAAAAGATGTAGTTACATTCGGAACGTCTCTCTACATTAGAAATGACGGAGCGGCAATTAAAGTAGTGTTCCCAACAGGACATACAGTATCTTTTGAGCCACTCACCCAACATAATCCTGAATAGACTTATGAAAACAAAACTCAAAAAACCAATCCTCCCTGAATGGGCAACAATCGAATACGACAACGGTATCACCTCATTTGACCCGTCTACCCTCTCACTTCATCTTGAAAAAGAACAATAGACTTCGTACCTCTCGGGTACCGTCATGCGCGAGCGGTTGAGCAACGAGCAGTCAGCAAATCTTGCTACACTCCAGTATCTTGAAAAGCACCCTGAACTACTGCCAGAAGGATGGAAAGGAAAGTATATCTACGGATGGGGGACTGTCGTTCGGAACCGCAGTGGCAACCTGCTCGTGCCGTGTCTCATCGAGCGCGGCGGTCAGGTCGGGCTGCTCTGGCTCTGGCTCGGCGACGCGTGGGGCGGCCGCCGTCCGTCGCTCCGCTGCGCAAGTACTCAGACTTCAGAACCTGAGAATAGCACTCTGAATCTTAGTACTTTGTCTTCTCAAATTTCCGAAATCAGCGCACGAGTCGAAGAGTTAGAAGCTTGGAAGTCAGGAATCTCTAACGCACTACGTAATGTAGATGAGATATGACCAACAATCCCCTACAGAACTTACAGGAAGAGGCTCGTGAGCAATATATCTTCCGACACCCGTGCCCTGGAAGCGGCTATGAACGTTGTTCAGGTTGCCAAGCAAGATTGGTTCAAAGTGATGAACTAGTCGCCCACGTCTTCACGGCAGCTATAGAAGAGGCGAGGAAGGTTCTAAAGAACGAAGTGTTGTGGGATTGGCCACGAGAGATAGTAACCACAAATAATGAGGCGCAGAAAAGCTACTATCGTGAAAGCCTCATGAAACAAGCAGACACACGCTTGAAAGCATTACTCGATAAGTAAATAGATGTATGAAAACTTACGACCCGCTACGCATGGTAATAAAGCAAAACTCTAACGAAAAAGCAGCCTACAACCTAGGTTTTGACTCAGGTAAAGAAGGCGCAGCGCAAGATTATGAACGTGAGCTTGTCTCTTGGAGAGACTGGCTAAAGAATATGGCGAAACCTGGTGCCACAAGAAACGCGAGATAAGACCACTCGTACTCTCCGCAGAGTCTGGTTCCATTTGAAGAAAAAGAACCGCACACCAGGTATGTTTAGTGTGCGGAGATAATTCTCACCATCCTTTCCGGCCTTTTGCCATTACCGACGAAAATAATCATCAGGTGGGTAATTCGCTTCGTACAGGTACCAGAACGCGGTTGCGAGCACGGCGCCGGCGAGTGTTGAGAGAAAGTATCGCACGAGCAGGTTCCTTTCGAGGGCATTTGTTGGTACAAGAAAGTTTGTTCTGCCAATAATAGGTACAGCCGAGGCATGACATAGTATATCCCCTAAATGTGGTTAGAGGGGAGGGCTTTCCAAAACCCTCGGGCATACCAGATGGCGAACGTGGCGAGACTGACGTAGACAATGAGCATTGTACTTCTCCTTCCTCATTCAAAATACTCTTCATTTACTGTCCCCAAGTGGTACGACTACCAATTACCTGAACTTCGCCATGGCTTATAGCCTTCGGCGTCATATATTTTACGAGCACATTTGATACTTTCTTCAGCTATCGTTTGGTCGCCACAGTGATACGCGTCTCGTGTACCGTTTAAAACCTGAAAAATACCCGTGGCAGAGCTTTTGGGGTTCTTTGCGGTAGTTACTAAGTCTGACTCTGCAATGGCCACCTGGAGCATTCTGGGGGCTTCTGGAAAGGTCTCTAAAATCAGAGAAGCCACCTCGCTAGAAGTGGCTATCCCTACGGCCGTTATAACATCAGAACGGGCTTTCGCTGGCTCTGACACGCTAACTATAGCGTTAGTAGGTACGAGTGCAACACTTTCTACGGGAGAAGTTGTGTATATCTTCTGACTATCTATCGTCATAGCGTTTGCCATTAGCGGCATCAGCCAATAAAAGATAAGTCCTAGTATTACAACTGCTGAAAGTGTTTTAGATTTTATCTGCGAAATCGCACGTCGTACCGAGTTCTCAACCTTTCCAGCGTAGCGACACTACGTGTACTTGGTATGCCGTTTCAGTAAGTACTACCCGACTGGTTGGGTAGTAATAGAGCGCATATAGATGTCGATAACTGACTTAACCATCACAATCAAACCGAGTGCTGATGCAGGGATGTATGCACCAAACGACGCGGTAAAGAGTGCGAGGAAGCCAACAACGAACTGTCCAATTGCGAGCCAAACTGTCTTTGATTGAAATATAGATTTCATGAGTTAAGTATAACTATTAACGATTAATCACAAGGTGTTCATAACCTTACGTGTGGACGGCCCTACTGAGTGTCCGTATTTGTCAGTGGAACTGTCTATCCCATGCTTTGTGCGGAACTTGAGGACAGCTAGAGCCGTTGCAGGGCCATAGAATCCCGTTGGATTTAGGTTGAACACCCCGTCATTGGCAAACAAGGCCTGCATAGCGCGTACCTCATCACTTGTCTGCCCATACACCATGGTTACATTGAACACATGCTTTGGGTGTGGCGGCATAGGAGCATACACAAAGGCGATAGCGTCCCAGATATGCCCTGCGGTGAAGTGGTCTTCGCTAATGTACTGAATTTGTGTAGCGTCTGGTGCGTCTGGTCCCCAGCTTTGCAGGCAAATGAGGTTCTTTTTGCCGTTAATTAGCTTTGCCCCGATAACCACCATGAAGTGTGCCCAGGGGCTACCTACTTCCTTGGTACTAGGATTACTTGAAAGCCAGGTGCCGTTGTTGTAGCCATGTATCCCGATGAACACTCCTTGGTGGTCGCGTACAGCCTGTCCAATGGCGTCTATGGTCACTTGTGGGTACACATAGGCAAAGAGACCAGCAGAGGGTGCTGCATCGCTCCTAGCGCCTTGTGTGATGTCCTGGGGCCTCTCCATGAAGGCTTCTGTTGTGCCGCTACCGTCCTGGGGGTAACTACGCACCAACTCTTCTTTGAAGAAGCCTTGCTTAATGAGGATTTCAGCTAGAGCACGGGAGCTTGAACCACCACCTGGGATGTATACCTGGGAGTAGTAAGCCTTTGCACTCTTCTCGCTATTTTCGCCGAGAAACTTAACACTGAGAGACTGCGCTGCTTCTGAGATACTTTGTCCTCCACACGAACCACTCTGTGCTTGGTCTTTGCGGGTTACACGGATACCCGTATCTTTTTCAACTTCATAGCCTACATTCCAGTCAAAAGGAACAGGAGCCATGCCTATCTCTGGTGAGACAGCGGGATAGTCACGAGAGTCAGGAGTATTTGGAATTGCCCCCGATGGGTGGATTCCGAGAATTGAAATCGGGTCGTTGTTATTCATAGGTTTGGGTTTAATCTTCGATACTTCCGTTCTGCCTCTTCTTTGAGATATTGTGCGTAGGTTTTACCCTCACAAATCTTCTCTTCTGTCTGCCCTATTGTAACGTCTGGGGAAGGCTGGGTGGTGGCACGAAGGTATCGTTGTCGGTCAACCGTTACAGTTACTATCTCGTGACCAAGGCCATACTTCCTAGAAAGGTAGCGTATGGTGAGTTTGGGGCAGTTGTAGCGTTCTGCGAGGGCAGTGTACGACCAACCCATTTCACGGAGTGCAAGCATTTCATACAGTTTAGAGAGGTCAGTCCTAAAATGGTATATAAACGTAGCCATCAACACGTATAGTAGCACCTTGTCAAATCTTCATAAAACAGGGGATAACGTGTTGTCAACACTGGGGATTGTGATAGGGTGCCGGTATGATACTACTCGGACTTATTCCCCTTATAGGACTTATCTATTTCTTTGCGTGGCTTAAATCACTGGGAGGCGACGTTCCCAGCAAGCCCTACCGCCCTCGCTCCCTTACTTACTCCGCGCCCGACAGCACTGACCCCTTTGCCGACTTGCCGTCCCGCTCCTCCGGCGAGTTTTGGTAGAGTCCCCATTACTTTGGCCTTAGCCTGAGCAGTCCCTATCTTAGTAGCAGGGTTGTTCAAGAAATCAGCAGCTTTGCCACCGAAGTAGTCTCCTGCTAGCGCACCTAGTGTACCCATACCAGAAGCAGCTCCTGCAACAGAACCTACAAGACCTCCTGTAAGCTTTCCCATAGTTCCTCCTTTTACTTTTCGTACCCCGTCTAGTTTTCCTAGTCGCTTAATAGCGTCTATAAGGCCGCCTCGTTTTGCGTTGAGTTCGTGAAGACTTGTTTCAGTATCAGTACCAGCTACAGCTTTCTCAGTCTGAGATTGCATCTCCTTACCAATAAGATAAGGTATGTCGTTTTGAAGTGACGTGCGGTTCCTATCGAACGTGGCTCCCCAGAAGTTCTGTTTAATCTTATCTGCCTGTGCTGGAGTGAGTTCTGTTCCATTCTTAGCTTCTGCTTTGATGTATGACATTGCCAGTTTCTTTGCACCAGCTTTGTCAGCTTCAGGAATAGACATACCATCTATCTTTGAAAAGACATTCTTAGCTACGTCATTGAGCGAGACATTCCCTACGATACCCTGTGGGTGATTCAATAGCTGGTCAGCCTCTTGATTGAGAGGGTCTAGTACCGCACGTAGTTTAGGTATCGCCTCAGTTGTATTTAATGTGCCGTCGCTGTTGCGAGAAAGAGACACCTTATTATCCATAAGGACTTGAGCTATATCTTTGCCACTACGATTCTCAAATCCACGTTCTGCTGCGGTAAGATTGAGAGCTGAGGTATATGCGTCTTTTATGCCTTGTACGGCTTTGCTCATACCTGCTCCCGATAGTGCGTCACCAGCACCACGGAGTCCTGCACCAAGAAGTTTAGAACCTCCAACAAGAGCACCACCTGTGAGCGCACCAAGCCCTGCTTGTGCACCGACATCAGCAAGTCCTTTGCCTTCAGACATGGCAGAACCTGCTCCTTGTAAAATGCCTGTGCCAACACCACCAGCGACAGCTCCTAGACCTTCTGCACCTGGAACCATATAACTACCTACTTGTGCAATATCTCCAGCTTTTTTCTCTAGAGAAAGAGGAGTCACATCTGTGTTTGTGGGTGCTCCTGGTAGTCCGGCAGGAACTCCATTAGCAAATGGGTCGGCTACATGACTACCTGTGAGGGCGTTGTATCCTGCCACTCCAGCTTGTAGAGGAAGCGCAGCAATACCAAGAAATGGCTTCTCAAGAGTTGAAAGGCCACTACTCACACCATGCGCGAGATTACCAAGTATGCCCCTATCAGGTTCTGGTTGTGCTATATCTGCGGGTGCAGCAGGTGGTGGTGTAGGCGGCGGAGTAACGTATCCATAGCCTGTATTAGTATCTGGCTGTTGTGGTTTGGTTGGGTCTACATATCCGCTTTGATTGCTTTGTGGGTCTGATTGGCCTCCCATGATTGCATCACGGAACTTTTGAGCCCGTTCAGCAGAGTTATGTACGTATTTACCAGAAGCGTCTTTACTGGCTCCGTTCCATAATGCGTCTATTTCCTCAGGACTCTTGCCTTGGTCTTTGTAGGCTTTCATCTGTTGGTAAGCTACGAAGTTCTGATTCTCAGGAGTCATAGGAGCATTCGGGTCTTTCAGGTACTGGGCTGCCGCATTCTTCCAGTGGCTAGGAAGCTCACCTGGCTTTAGAGGTTTATTGTCATTATTCCACTGAAAAGCTCCCGCTGAAGAACCGGAGTCACCAGACCGATTATTATAATCTCCTCCTTCAAGCTTCTTAATTGTCTGCATTACCTTGAATACTCCTGCGTCAGGTGGAGTATTATCTAGAGTTGCGGGGTCTACCTGCGTTCCATTTGAAAGCGTTAGTGCTGCCATATTAGTGGCTGATTATACTGTTCCATGTTATCGGTGCTGTTGAGCCGCCTCCACCTCCGTTACCGCCAAGAGTGCCTGTCTTTGCAGCGTTTACTTTGGTTCCTTGATTCGTAAGTAATGTGTTTCCTTCCGTCTGGATACGACTAAGTACAGCATTCAATGAACTAAGCGGCAGCGAACCATCAAGAATCTTTTGTGCATCTGCGGTTATTGCTGTTGGTGTCTCGCTTCCTCCCACTGCGAGCATTCCTGAAATCTTTGAACGTAGAGCAGCCAGTGTACTATCGTATTGACCCTGAGCTGAACTAGAAAGTTGCCCACGAATCTGTGCGAGTGTCTGGTTAGCATACTTAACATCGGTAGGATTGATACCACCAGCTGACATGTTGCTTGTGAGCAATGTACCAAAACCATCCACATTTTGAATACTCTGTTGCAAATCAGCGTAATCAGAAAGAGCTTTTGTGTAGATAGCTTTGTATGCCTCTGGTGAGGTTGTCCCCGCTAGACCAGCATTAGAGTTACGTGCCCCCGCTGCTCCTGTAGCAGTAGCATAGTCGTAATTAGGATTCTGGGCTTGAACAGCTGCCTGGAGTTGTCCAGCGAGATTTGCGTTGCCTGTTATTGCACTTGGAATGGAAGCGATATTTCCACTTGCATATGCCTGTATGTACTGATTCCATGAGTTCTGGTCGATACCTGAAGGAGCTGTAGTAGGGGTTCCACCACCCGAAGAAGCACTCGAATAAGTGCCTGTAAGAGGATTAAAGACTGCCTGGCCTGGTGTCGCAGTACTAGGAGCCGCAGACGTAGCAGCATTCTGATAGAGATTACCTGCATTGCCCATGAGAGTACCTGCATTATTTTGCTGCGTAGCCTGTTGATTGAGAGCATTAGCATTAGCTGTGCGTGAAGCAGCATAGCCTTGAATCTGCTGACCAAGAGAAGAGCGAATAGCCTCATGGTTGGCAAGGTTGATAGCATCCCTACCCATAGCAAAACCTCCTACACCTGGGTGAGTTTCAATGTTTGCGCTGTCCTGTGCCTGGGATTCTGTGAGACCTCCAAGAAGCTGAATCTTAGCAAGTTCCTGAGGAGACATTTGACCATTAGCTCCGATTTGAGTAGCGGTGTTGTTTACGTTCCCTGCCTGGGTCTGTACGTTCCCTGCTTGTCCTGCGGCACTTCCGATAAGACCTGAATAGGTAGGAGGTGCTGGCGGAGCTGCGGGAGCCGCAGCTTGGTCTTTAGCTTGTATTTGAGCACCAATAAGTCCTGGGTATGAGGGTGTCTGTGCAGGAGCCTGATCTGGCTGATTAGCATTTATCTTAGCGATTTGAGCAGCAACATCTGCATCTGAGCCATGAGTTATATTCACACCTTTGTATGTCCCCGCACTTGCTGGTGGAGTGACCGCCTGAGCCTTTGGAAGGGTCGTAGGAGGCTTTGTAACGGTTGTAGTGGGCGATACAGCTCTAGTGCCCATAGAGGCTGGTACAGGGGGCGTAGAGGTCTGTGTAGCGTTATACGGACTCGCAGGAAGCGAGTTATAAGGATTAGTACCGAGTGTGCTGTAGGGATTCGCCATATTAGCTTGTTATTGCAAAAGTATATATACCCGAGTACAATATTGGGATATGAGATACTCCAAAGTAATTTGTAAGGTTTGTGATACTTCTTTTGAAGTAATGACTTGGAAACTTAATCAAGGAAGAGGAAAGACTTGTTCTATAGAGTGTCGTCGAGAATGGCAAAAACAGTTTGTTTCCGGTAATGCCAGTAAGCATTGGAAGGGTGGCGAATTTTATAGGAATGGATACCGATATATTCTTGAGCCAAGCCATCCACTTGCGAACAAGAACGGTTATGTTGCTGAGCATCGTAAAGTTCTCATGGAGAAGATTGGTCGTCCATTGAAAATGGGAAGAGGTGTAGAAATAGCCCATCATATCAACGAGGACAAGTTGGATAACAGACCAGAAAACTTGGAAGTTCTTAGCCAAAGTGAGCATTCTAAACACCATCAGACTATATATCTTTCTTGCATATGTGGTGCAAGAGCCGTCAGTCGGGGCATGTGTCAGAAACATTATGTTGCATTTCGTAAGAAGAATAGAGTTCATAAGTAGTTTACATTCCGACGTTGTTCTGGAACAAGTTTGGATTCCACACTGGTAGTTCCTCAGTAAGAAGTCCCACACCAGAAGTCTTTGAACCGAACTCTGCTTCAAGTCGTAGGTATCCTTCGTCGTAGAGAGCTTTGAAGTACTTAGCTCGTTCTGCGCTTGGGTTGATTGCAGTGTAATAGACATAGAGTGCGCGGTAGAGTGGTAGGTCTTGGTAGTCCTCGGGAAGAATAGGGCTCTCACCGATGGTGTAAGTACCTCCTGTTACCGTACCGCCCTGGTAGCTATTCTTAAGGGTGAGATATGTTGCGCTTTGTACAGAAAGTATCTGATACCATTGGTCGTCTCCTGAGGTCGTATTGGAAGTTGTGAGTGGTATCTGTATCCACCTATCAGCCATGTTGGTAGTCCACGAAGTACCAGAGCCTGTCATGGTAGGGGTGTTGGTTGTTACAGATACTGTACCTGTTGTTACGTCTGCTGCTGAAAGGTCACGGAGACGAATCTTGAAGTGTTCCGTGATTGTGTTGGCAGAGCTTGCAGGAGTCGGCCAGAGGAGAAGTTGGTTGTTGTAGATGTAGTAGTACTGCGGGTAGTCGTTTGAGAAAGCAATGACATTCAGTGCGTCAAACTGCTGGCGGGTAGCTACTTCACGAGGCTGATAGAGTACACCACCGATTTGTACGGTTACGTTAATCATCTGCTTGATATTGTACGGGAGGGTGTAGCCCTGCTGCCCTGCTACCGTTACGTCAGTGTAGGTGCGTTCGTTGAAGAAGAACACTCCTACGAGGTAACGTATAGCATCATTTACGAGTTTAAGACCAAGCGTGGAGTTATCCGTACTTGTATTGTTTGACAAGTTCGTGAAATCTGATGTATAGCTCGTCGTGGTGCGCATTGCGTATATCTTAGATTTCTCTGCGAAATTCGGTAGTGGTAGCTAGTAGAGGCTACCTGCTACTGCATCTATTCCGAACCATGTAGCATTCACTGCGCCGACTTGGCTTTTGAACCAAATCTGATGAACACCATTGTCATCATTTCTGAAGATTATTATTGTTCCGTATGGAGCATCTCCTCCATTAAATCGCGCTCCTCCGGTAAGAGTTGCTCCAGTACTGCCAGAACTTATAAGTAGTCCAGGAGTCCATGAGAGAGCTGTTGAACCATTTGAATAGGTGACATTACGTACTTCTCCGCTTGCAAACTGTGTAGCAAAACTACCGCTTGCCCCTCCCCATGCACCTGTGAGGGTAGCTGAAACTGCACTAATTCCTGGTGTGCCAGTCATAGTAATCGCTGTTGTTGTTCCCGAACCATATATGACAGGAAAAGGGGCTTCGTAGATTGTGGTACTTAAACCTGTAACGACAGCCGAGTTTATGGTTTGACGATTAAGTACCAAGGAATTGGCCACTCCTCCTGTAATCGCAGGAAGTATTTGAAATTGGTCTACTGCTTCTCCTCCCAGAATACTTGAATCACTATTATTATGGTGGTGGTCTGGTACCTGTGGCACCGTATATTGCGCTTGATTCGAGAGTTTATTAAACATCTCCGTAGCCTTATCAGCTGCTATCTTTTCGATGATGGGAATGAGCCCGCTGATTTTTGAGAGTGGATTGTCCATAGGTTATTGACGTATTCTTAGTTCCTTGAGTCTTGTAAATGATGGTGTCGTTGCTGTTGACTTAGTGTAACAGCGAATCTGAAGCCACTGGGACTTTTGGAAGTTTACCTTGGTTACTCCTGAGAACGTACCTGCAGTAGTGAACTCCCCGTTGGTTATATCAGTAAAACTCTGTGATAGGTCTTGGCGGTATGCAAGTTTTACTCCTTCTCCCGCAACCATAGGGACAGTAAGTTTGAACTCTACGTTTGCGTCAGTCGTAGGATTCAAGTAGGTACCCACAGGAATCATGTCGGAGTCGATGTATGACTCGTAGTTGGTGTAGGGAGTATTTGCTATTGCAGTGAACGAATTGACCGGAAGAACGTCAGAGCCGTAGGTAGGGGAAGCTGTCTCTGTAGAATCCTCCCAGCCGCATACGAGACCGAAGTTCTGCACGTTAAGCCCGCTGGTAGAGGTTGTATTTGCTATCATTCCACACATTTCAGCGGTGTAGCCTCCGTAGGTATCATACGAGAGTTTATTAGTAAGACGCATAGCGTCAGTGTTCGTATCTATTGCCCAAATACCTCCATAGTTAGGAATAGCGGTTTCAGTACTTACGTTACTGGTAAAGGCTGACACGGAGAAATAAAGCTGGTTTTTGTTGTACGTTGCGCCTCCCCACAGGAAGGTAGGCTCTATGGTGTTTGATAGGTGGTCAGGAACCTTCTTGTAGAGCTGTGCGTTTGCACCGTTCGTTACATAAATACGGCCACGGTTCCCTGCAAAGAAGTACGTGTTTGAGTTCACCGTCACCATTCTATGTACGTTGTTCTCTGGGATGAAGATAGGGTTTGCGTCATTTGCAGTCTTGTTCCAAGAATAGATAGCGTTGTACGAACCTCCAAGAAGAAGGTTGTTGCCTAGCTGTTCAATACATTGGAGAACTTCTCCGGTAGGTAATATAGGGAGCGCGTCTTGTGTCCACACGTAGGTAGAGGAGCTTGTGGGGTCGAAGGTCGTGAGTTGGATGAGTGAGCCTACAGAACTTCCATCACACCAGTAGAGAGTAGCGTTTATGTCCTGGAAGGTACGATGAGGCACAGCACGCCCTAGAAGGGCCTTAAACGCCGTCCAGGTGGGCGTAACGAGGCTTATAGAGCATGTATACGACTGGTACCCAGAAGGCCCATCGTAGAAGGCAATTATGTAGTTATTCCACACAGCTATACCAGTATTGAAATCAGGAGTGCTTGCCGCTGTCACCGTGTTCCCCAGGTACATCCAGGTACTTGAATAGAGACGCGGATATACCCACACAGCACCGTTGGTATCTATGCCGTAATACGCAGTGTTACTGGAGTTAGGCACTATCTGTGTCAAGAGAGCCATCTGCTGTCCTGTCGTTGAGAAGGTTCCTGAACCACTTGTGGGGACTACCATTGCCGTCAAATAAGTTACTGCTTGCCCTGCTGCGTTAGGTACATTAGTCGTGAGCGTAAAGGTCTGCCCAGTTGTAGCTGTTACCGTGTACTTACCTCCTGAAAATAGACCCACGCTTACCGTTGTTGAGGTGTTTGTGTAGTAACCAACAATAGTCTGGTTTGCTGCTGAGAGGGCTACCTGTGTAGCGTTTGTTGTGCCTGGTGCATTAAGAAGACCTAAAAGGTTGACGATGGTTGCTGCGGTATTTGCTCCAATAAGCACGTTCCCTGCTGTTGCTCCAATGACTGATACGAACTTAAAGATTACATTTGCGTTGTTTATGTTGAGGAATATCCAGTCTCCGTTGCTAGGGTTCGATAGAAAGCCGATGTTTACAATTGCACTTACTCCTGCAAGGCCGTTGTTTGAAGCAATGACACGAGCGTTGGCGTTAGTGTTCGTTTCCATGGAAAGGATAGCTGCATTGTTCCCTGCCATGTTGATACCCGTAAGCGAGGAAGTACCTCCTGTAAGTGTGTTGAGGGTTATACGTGTTCCTACCTTCGGAACGGCTCCAGCGGAAGTGAAAAGCCCGTTAGTGTCTACCGTGTAGGCTACGCTTGAAATAGCAGTCTGTTGGATTGGTTGACTCTTGAAGTTCACTGAAGCTTCCCCAGGAATGGAGATGATGTTCATGTTCCTCATATCTCCGAGGCCACTTCTCTGTATCGTACCTACGGCTGTTTGTAGGTTTGTAGCAAAAGGAGTATCAGCGATACCCGACTCTACCCCATCAATTACGATATCTCCACCCTCAAATCTGTATGACATTACACCATCTTACTTGCTAGGGCTTGCTTCTTGCTAGTGGCAAGATTCTTACGAACCTCCTGACCATTTTCTATTTTAAAGGGGCTTACCGCAGGAGCCTTAGTTAGATTGAGCGTTGGTTTTCGCAGCGAAAGCGTAGGCTTTTTAAGATTGAGTTCCATATCTATTTAGTATTAGCGTAGGGAATAAGAGCGTCAGTAACAGCCTGCTGGACAGTTGAATGAATACTTACCACCTGCAACCCAAGCCACGCGAGATAACTAACAAGTATTGAACCTACAAATGTACCCATAATCACTATCCACTTAGCTGCTCCCCTACGCTCTGATTCTCTAGTTTCAAGGCCATTCACACGGCCATTGGTGAGTTTTGTCTGTACTAAAATAGGATTCAAATGGTCAACACGGAGACTCTCAATGCTCTTGATGATATCTTTGAATCCTTCCTGCATATGTTCGTGAGTGTGTTGGAACTTAGCGTCGAGTTCTCTCTTTGAGTATTCTTGTTCACCCATAATTTCAATTATCATCTAGATATACTACCTTTTTATCCATGAAAGTAGTGTTAGGAGTTACATGAAGGCTAAGAAATTTCCGTTTATCACAGGGACTGTGTACGTAACTACGAGTTTAGGAACATTTGTTCCATTATCTACGGAGTTGAATTGAAAAACATTGTCGTGAGTTATAGAACCAGGAGAAGTATTATTGAGGTCTAGTCCCGTCATGACCATAAACGATGAGATACCTGTTTTGTTGATATTCGAGATACCTGTGGCATTCAAAGTGAAATCGTTGTATCCAGCTTGGTTTAAGCTTGCAAAGTTGATACCTGTTGCGAGAGCTGTATATACCGCAGTAGTCCAGTCTGAGTCTATAAATGTTCCCTTGGTTGCGGGGTTAAATGATACAACTTCCAATGAAGTTGAGTCATTACTTACAAAGTTTATAGATGTTCCATAGACACTAAGAACCGCAGAAGATATTACTGCACCCGATGTCAGAGCAGACGTATCAAACGTCATTCCTCCACGACAACCGTAGTATCCGCTACCATTGTGTAGAGCACGAATACGGATATAAGTATTCGTTGGATTCCAGAGACTGCCTACACCATCACCTTGTACGGTAGAACGCACACCAGACCATGTGGTGGCATATCCATTGTCCATCTCACCATCCATCGTGGTGCCTCCTGAACCTGTCTGTGAGTTAAAGGTAGATGTTGCCATACTATGCAACAGCTATCAGTCGCCACTTTGTGGTGGCAGAATTGAACATGAATCCAAGAGTGAGTGGAAGTGTAGTACTTCCATTCGTGGTCGCAGGAGGTGTAACAGTACTGTTCTCTGTATTCACCAGAGTCAAAGTCTGAGCCACAGCACTGAAATCTAATATCTGTACTACCACAGTCTGCATATTTACCGCGCTTGCTGTCGTAAGCGTAATAGTAAGAGTCGCGGCAGAGTTGTTAGTTACGATGTTGTATCGTGAAGTAACGGGGACTGTAGCTGCGTTGCCGGACGCAGTGATGGCATTCGCGGTAGTTATTACTTGAGGAACGGTGAGTCTTGTGTCTATCGTATATGAACCAGTACCGAATGTGCCCGCAACAACTGACGCTGCTGGAAGACCTGTAGCGTTTGTAAGGGTACCTGAAGAAGGAGTACCGAGCGCACCATTGAATGTCACGAATGCCCCCGCAGACCCCACGTTTACGGCTAGAGCGGTGAGCACTCCTGTGCCTGGTACCGTTACACCAAGCGTTCCTACTCCTCCTGATGTGGTTACTAAACCATTACTAGTGAGGTTTGAAAGTGTTGCAATGTTCTGACTTGTATTTACTGAAAATGTAGTAGTTGTAAGTGTGAGACCAGTGCCAGCAGAATATGTAGTACCTGCGTACTGAGGAATGTTTAACGTATTTGCTGCAAAGGTAGCGGCTCCTGATGTCCCTGTGGTCGTAAGAGTTATTGGAGATTGATAATCTGTACCTGCTAATGCTGCTGAGATTGCTGTGCCATTGCCCTTCAGAACGCCTGTAATGGTCGTAGAGAGCGTTATAGCGGGTGTGGTGGTAGCAGTCGCAACTGTACCGGCAAGACCATTAGCGGACACTACAGAGACGCTAGTAACGGTGCCTGAACCAGCAGCTGTATCAGTCAAAAGACGACCTGTTACGGGGTCTATCTTAAAAGGAAGTACGGCAGTAGCGTCAGTACTAGACTGACCTCCTGCTACTGTTATTCGGTTCCTGTCTCTGATGAGTTCCATGATTTAGGTAGTTTGGACTTGTACCGCTCCAGTCGAAGGATTTACTGAAACAGGAATAATCACGTTATTAGAATCGTTACTTTGTCCTCCTAAGCACGGTATCCTATTTCCATCACGCGGTAAGGTGGTAGGAAGTGCTGACACAACCGGCATTACAGATACTCCCACTTCCCATTTAGCCCCTCCATTCGTAGAGTTGATTTGAATAGGTACTAAAGTCGTTCCATCAACTGAAGACACTCCCCACCAAATAGTCTTTCTGTTGCCGTCTCGGATTACTGTTAAATCGAGAGTAGTCATATTACTTCTTCTTAGAGAGTGCTTTCACCTGAGCCAGGAGCGCATCAATCTGCTTCTGCTGGGCTGCAATACGAGCATCCGTAGCGTCCTGGCGGTGAACGATTGATTGGATTGAGTTCACCAAGAGAGCCACCCAGTGGTTCATATCAGCGAGTCCGTTGATAGAACCTGGGGCGTAGGTCTTGCCTTCAAACGTACTTGTGCCTGTGGTGAGTGATACGAGGTGTGGGTCTATCTTCTGTACCTCGTCAGCAATGAGTGAGTACTGCACACCATTCTGGTTCGGGTCATTCACGTTGTTCCCGAGGTAGTCTTTCTTCCAGGTGAAGGCTACAGGGCGCAACTTCATGAGTTCATCCAAGCCTGCGGCGAGGGGCTTGATATTCTCCTTGTATCGCTTTGCAGAGGCCACACAGGCTACTGATTCATTAATAACTTCATTCTGTGCTGAGAGACAAAGAATACCTGTCTGAAGCCCTGCTGAAGCCGTAAGTCCTGCCATGTAGTTTGTACCGTTCGTCGTGAGAGCTGTACCGGAGGGGGTTGAAGAGTTTACTCCAACAGCTCCCGTACTCTTTATCACGAATAGACTTGATATTGCGTAAGTTGCCGAAGTCGTGCTTGAAACATCAAAGAGGTCTGCCTTTGAGCCAAGACCTGACACGTTACCACTGGTTGGGGGAGCTTGGATGTGGAATACCGCCGAAGTAGTGGTTGAACCAATTGACCAGTTTCCTGTCTGAGCTGACACTTGTGATTGCACAAGACTACCCGAGGTTATGAATTGTAGATTTTGACCAGCTGCGTTTGGTGCTAGTGCTCCTGTGAATAGGTTTTGTGTTACTGAAGGGAGTGCAAGGAATGCGCCACTGTTAGTCCCAGATACACTTATTCCGGTACTACGAATACCCGCTGAACTAAATGTACCTGTGTTGGTTAAAACACCACCACTCGACATGGTAAGCATCGCAAGCCCACTAGAAGAAGCAATAGTGAATGGGTTTGTGGTACCGGTGCCGCTGACGCTAAGAGTGGAGAAAGGGGTGGTAGAACCGATGCCAATATTTGCAGCTAACAAAGTTCCATTTGCATTTGCACCATTGGAAGTACTCACTTGGACAACACCTGCTGAAAGTCGTGACAAACCCGTATCTATGGTGGTAAGGTCAGTATCACCTGAAGCCCAACCAGCGATTGTTGTACTCCTGAAACCGAATTGATCAGGGCGAATACGAAGCTGGGCCGTACCAGCAACGCCGAGTGAGATTGCGTCAGCGCCCGTAGTCCAAAGACCTTTATTAGACTGTGATGCGAAGGTAAAAGCAGGCGCAGTCTTTGAACCATCTCCAGCCGCGATAGTTCCTGCAACCTCAAGCTTTGCACTTGGGGACGATGTGCCGATACCCAATCTGCCTGTATCCGTGAGACGCATTTTCTCGTTTGAGAGTGCAGAACCACCGTTTACCCAACTAAAGTATCCTTGTCCTGCGGTACTTGTAGAGTTTATGAAACTCATGGGGCCGTCGGTATTCTTTAGCTCCAGCAAGTTCGGGACTGCTATCGCAGTGCCAAACGTAGTATCAGAGTAGTTACTTGAATTGTAGGTGAGTGTTGAATAGTGGGTCGCGGTGTTATCTGCAAGGTTGTTCTGAACAAAGAGTTCGGCAAAGGCACTAGTACCAGAATTATTGTTCGAGACACCGCTTTCAATACCATTGGTGGTGTTGTCGGAGCCACACACTTCTAGTCCCTGGATATTCAAAGCAGCAAGTGAGCCTTTGCAATCTACATTACCGAAGTGACCATACGTGCTACTTGCATAGAGATTTCCCACGACGGTAAGTTTCTGTGAAGGTGACGAAGAGCCAATGCCAATGTTGTCATTTATATAAATAGGGTACTCGCTTGTACCACTACGCGCCCACGGCACGGTAGTAGCAGCATTTGCGATGCCATAGGTGAGGAGTCCGACTGCTACTGCGATAGGGAGGTATTTTTTCATGTTAAGCGTTATAGAATGAATAAATTGAGAATACTGGTGGCGCACCGTCTGTAATTGTTATGGTTCCTGCCGCATAGGTATAGTTAAGTGTTACGAACTTATCCATGCCATCTACAGCTATCCATACCGGCACATGAAGTACTGTAAAGACAGTGTTTGAGCCGTCTACAGTTCCTACGGGTGTCTCTATTGTGAGTGTCTTGCCACTTCCTCCGCCTCCACCTGAGCTAGGCTGGCTTATTTCCATACGACACTTTCAAGAGCTTGTTTGAAAGACTCTTTAGCCTTTTCGACAAGTGCTTTCTCCTGCGAAAGTGCCGTTACATTCTCTGATAATGTCTTACGTTGCATCTCTAGTCTCTGCTCGTTTGCAGACAATTCATTCTCACGCTGGATTATTGCGTGCTCTTTCTTTGATACTTCTGCTTCACGCCGATTAGATTCTTCGGCATGTTGTGCAGAAAGCTTCATATGGGTATCAGATTCAACCGCAAGACTTTCTTTCTTAGTAAGATGAGCAGCTACCTGGCTCTCAATATCTTTATTACGGTCTTCCAAGTAAGCACTATGCTTTTCAGCAATTACAATGCTCCCTTTGAGGGTTGCGAGTACATCTTCGTGTTTCTTTATCTCATCTTGGACAGTAGAGAGACGCTTCTGCCATTCAACAAGCTGGAGAGCTTGTTCAGGCGTAAACTGTACATTTGCATTAGTAGTTTCAATCATATTAGATTTCTACCGTTACATACCGTGGGCTAGTACCTGCAACGGTTACAATTCCCGTGTAGACAGTACCCATTTCCATGGCAAATGAACCACCAGTACCATCATCGTTTACAGTGCTACCTTTGAGTACAACACTAAAGTCGCTTGTGGTCGCTCCTGCACCAAGTTTTACGAATAGCGCATTAGTACCCAGATTCTGAATCATAAAAGCTCCACGACCAGTACCCACAGCACCTCCTACGTTATTGGCAGCAAGAGCCGTTGCAGCTGATTGAATAGCCGCACTAGTAGCGACTGAGGCTTGATAAATGATACTTCGTACGTCTGCCATATTATTTGTAGGTTTTGGGGATGTTGTTTTTGCGTTTGTGTTCTTCTATAGCGCGAGCAAGTGTTTCGTAACGGTCTTTAAGCAGGGTTTCACGGGAAACAAGGTCTTTCTCTTTAGCCAGGATTCGAGCTTCTTTCTCTGCGAAAACGATGTCTTTACCTTCGTTCTCTAGCTTCTTTGCAGCAAGTTCATTCCGTTGCTTCTCGAAGTCCAAAAGAGTCTTCGTAAGGACAGCATTAAACTCGTCTGTACGGGTCTTTGTAACTGCTTCCTGCCTCTTTATACCTTCCTGCCGTTTAGTAAGCTCCTGGTGCCATTTAGAGGCCGAATCCATGTGTTCTGAGGCTGTGTCGAGTCTCATTTCCAAGAGTTCCTGGGTGTCAACGACTTCTTTCTCCTGTTTCGTTACTTTCTTCTCACGCTGTAAAAGAGCTTCCTCATCATCCTGTATCTTTTGCTCTCGTTCTTCCAGTGGTAGCAACGCAAGTCTCTTCCTGTTCTCAAGCTCCTCAGTCTCTGAACGAAGGGTGTGATTACGTTGTTCCCATTCTGCGTCCTCCTTGAGTCGTATGAGTCGATTGTCTTCAATGGCACGCAAGAACTGCTCATCAAGCGTGAGCAGTTCTTTTCTTTTGGCTACTATTGCCTCGTCCAAGTCTGCACTACGTGAGGAAAGCGTAGTGTTGAAGGTTTCTCTCTTCGTTCGGGTTTCTTGCGGGGAGAGAAGTTTCATTATGCTTTAACAGAACGCGGTTAGCCGACTTTGTTCTTCTGCGGTACGTCTGGGAATTCTTCAGCAGGTGCCTGGGGAGTACCGTCAGGGTTCTGATTCATCTCAGAAGACATGGGGCCGTAAATCTTACCTTCTGCACGAAGTTCTGCACGAAGCTTCTTACGCATAGCAGTAACTTCTGGTGCTTCCTCTCCTGCAATAACCTCTTTCAAGGTCTTGTCTTCAAATGGCTTGCGGGTGTCTTTGTTAGCTACGGCCATTTCAGCACGTTCACGTTCCTTAGTATCAGCAGGGAGTGCCGCAGCAATCTTATACATCTCACGGTCTACAAGGCCCATAGTGATGTGGTAGGCCAAGTACATAGGGAAAGTCTTAACTTCTCCTGCCTTCACTACATATTCAATATCTACACCGTTTACCAAGCCTTGTGCGTTGGTCGTTTCACTTGTCCAAGACGTTACATAGTCTTCATCACTCCAGTTAGTGATTGCGAAGTTCCTGCGAGGGTCGTATACACCGTCGAACCTAAGATAACTAGACATCAGTTATTGTGCTTTGTCAACTATCAGAGACTGAAAGTAGGGCGACAAACGTACCTCATCATCTCTTTTATTGGGGTGATGAAATGCGCAAAGCGAAATGCCATTATTTAGTTTATAACGCAATTCTGGGTAGTCTTTCCAACCTAGAATGTGGTGCGCCTCAAGCGTCCCAGAACAGTTATCATTGGCTATTTTACACTTCCAATCATCTCTGTTCTTGACCGCCTTAGCCCATGACCTATTTTTATAACTATTCCTCTCATATGAGAAATCAATACCTGTTTCTATTCTCTTTTGTTCCCATTGTTTCAATAGACGCGTTCGCATCTTCTCAACAGTTTCAGGACTCATTTTCTGTCCTTTCTTTCCAAGTCTTGATAACCCTAATTTAGCAGTATCTACACGTTGGCAACCACAGCTCATAGAACTGCCACTACGGAGATTTTATGTAGATACAGTGTGTAGAGTTCCACACTCGCATACACAGTTCCACAAAATATACCCAAAGTTGTTCTTAACATAATCAGTAGACAACACTGTCCACCGATTGAATTTCTGACCTGTTAAATCTTTAATTCTCCAATTATTCACATGTCAATTATACCATATGAGGACTAATTTCCTCTATCCCATCCCTGCTTTCGCAGAGAAAGGGAGAAGAAACTAACCGATTGTGAGGTTGATAGCACCGTACTCGGTGGTAGCAATACCTGTAACCGCTGTACCGACAAGTGCCTGAACACCTGCGGTAGCTTCTACAGCACCTGCGGTACCGTTAGAAGCACAGACTGACGTACCTACTACAACCGTACCATCTGCAAGCACATTGGCAACCCCACGAACCTGCAACCAGCCGTAGTAGCTGATTGGGGTAGCTGCAATAGCAACGCCTGATGGCAAGCTAGTCGCAGTTGAAGGGTTGATAATTGCACCTGCATAAGGATTCGATACGAGGTCGATACGTGAACCTGTCGTAAGCGCAACCTGGATAGGGTCAGTAAGAGTGAATGTCGGTGCGGCACTTGTGAATGCTGCATGGCTGCCAATCTGATACTGGTATCCCTGACCAGGAGTAACCGTAATCATTGCCCAACCACCCTGGTACTGGTTTGCAGTAACCGTGACAGTTGAAGTCGATACGAGCTGTGTTGCACCTACAGCGGCAGCGACTGCCGTGAGGTTTTCGTTACCAGTGACTTCAACAACAGCTTGCTGGAGAGTACCTGGAACAAGTGCTACTGCGCCTGCCTGAGCATAGCGGAAGTAACGCCCATCACCTGTAGTAGCGAGTGCCCCGAGGTCAGTACCCTTTGTACTGATGGTAAGGTCAAACAACTCCTGTGGGTTGATGAGAAGGTCTGAGCGAAGAGTAGACATAATAATGTGTACTTAGTTAATAATTTATACGGTTGGAGTCTCCTCTACCGGTGCCACAGGGGCCTCTACTGAAACTTCCTCGACAGGAGCCTCTTCCACTACTTCAGGGGTCTCTACGACCTCTTCAGGAGCTTCAGGGACTACTTCTACAGGAGTTTCCTCTACGGGTGTTTCTACTATTTCGTCCATGGATTCTGTGTTAGTTGGGGTTGATACGAATGTGTAATCAGAGACTAGTGATGTTCCGTCTGAGAACTCAAGAGTCTGTTTGGTGATGTACGACATATTAGGCGACAACTAGATACATGAAACTAGGCGTTGCCGCGTAGGTTCCACCAGCTGCTACCGTGATACGGAAGGTCGTAGCGGTAATGAGGTCTACGATGTAACCCGTATTCGGCATACCCGCTGCTGCATTTGCAGGAGTGAGGATGACCGCCTTAGGGGCTGTCGTGTACGTCTTACCGAACGTTACCGTGAGCTGAGTAGCACCTGTTGAAGTACCGGTTGTCGTGATAACACCAGCAGTATCAGAACCACCAGCTGTAATAGCTGCGGCTGTGATACCTGCCTGTGTCGTTACGACGATAGTAGGTACCGAAGCGGACGCTGTCGAAATGATGTGTCCGTTCGTACCTACTCCGAATACTTCACCAGTCGTAGTGTCGTTGACTGAGATGTAGCGGCCTGTCGTGAGCGTTGCGGCAGTACCAGTGATAAGCAAATGCTTACCTGAAGTAATACCGGTGCCTGAGATAGACGCTACAGTTCCTGTAGTCGCAGAGTTCGCGATGAGCTGCAAGATACCTGCGCCAGTGTATACACCAGTCGTAGTGACAGAGAGTGCTGCGCCGGTGGTGATTGAACCTGAGATTGAAGCCAAAGCTACAACTGATGAGCCTCCAATGGTTGTTCCCGAAGGAAGTGCTACCGAAGTAGCCGCACTGAAATCAACGTTCTTTGCAGTGTTGAGGCCGTTAGCCTGTACTGCTGGTTCGTTCATTTCTAGATAAGGTGTAGTAGCCATAATAAGTTACGTTAGGCTAATAACCTTAGATACCCGTAATTCCTGTCAGAACACCTTGCCTGCGTGGGTTAGCTGATACGAGGTTACCCGCAACAGTCACGAACGAGTTCCAAGCCATCGCGTTTGTAGCGTGGATGAAGCCTGTCCAGAAGAAACCGAAGTTCTCATCTGCTGTGTACTGGTCTCCTACGAAGAGCTTGCTACCAACCTGTACCTTCTCATTTGAATAGCCGCTCTTATCGAGTGAACCCATCATGTTGAGTGTGTAGAAGTTGAGGAAGTCCATGTTGAGGAAGTACAACGAGCCAGACGTACACTTACGGTCTGGAGTGATTGGAAGACCTGCGAACATGAGAGAACGATAACCTGTGTATCCCTTAAAGTTAGGGGAAGGGTTAATCTGCGCTTCCTTTGCGATACGCTCCTGTGGCTGAAGAAGAGCCTCATAGAGTGCCCATACTTCGTACGGAGTGAATCCTTCAGTAGGCTGCACTTCACCGTCAGCGATGTTGTTGAACAACGTACGCATCTTGAAAAGTGAGAGTAGTCCTGAAGAAGCTGTAACGGTTGACTGAAGGGTTGTGTAGATAGCACGTGAAGCTCCACCGATAGTACCAGTTGTGCTTACGATGTTACCAAGACCGAGGAAGTCTGTAGAAACAGCCTGAGAGCCATAGAACTGTGTTCCGATAGCGTCTGCCAAGTCCTGAGCACGGGAAATCATTTCAACCTCTGTAAGGTCAAGAACCTTGCGGAGGGTGTTGTTTGCCGCTACGTCAGTAGTCGCAAGTGCAACGTTTGCTGCGTTGAAAGCAGGGTTGAACTTGAGAAGCTGACGAGTGGTCGTAAGAGACGTAGGGAGCGTCTGGAAGCCAATGAACGACTGTGTTGCGGTGCCCGTTTGAAATTTAAAAGGGAAATCCTGAGTCGCTGCATTGAACTTCTTTGTGTCCTTGAGCATGAGACGCGTAGTGAGAGCGTTCGAGCGGAGTACCGTGTCCACAACTTGTGGCACGATATCTTCCATTGTCAAGACATCAACCTGTGCTGAGAATGCCATATAGGGATAATACTAATGATAATTAAGGAACCTTGTTGCGCCATTGTCCTGGCTGCCATGCTGCGGATGATGAACTGCCTGCTGCGCCTTCGGAGCGTGCTCCGGTGAGGGCTGCAACTGCACCGCGTGCTTGACGTGTCGCTGAGGTCTTTGCCTCAGAGCGTACGGAATAAATCTCGTAGGCTTTGTCTAGCGGGAGAAGATGCTCACGAAGTAACATGCCGTCTTTGTCTTTTGGTGAGTACTGTTCGACGATGTCTAGTATTGCTACTTGCTCGTCGTCTGTGAACTCGTGGTCTTGGATGATTCCAAGTTCTTCAAAAGCGTTGTCAAAGGATTCAACAATGTCATTGGTGCGAGCCTCTTCTTCTTTCTCGCGGTTGCTTAGGCGTTCAAACGCTCGTTCAGCTGCTTTCTCTTCAATGGTGCTTAGTCGTGCTTGCTCGGCCTCAAATGCCTTCATAGACGCTTCTGAGTCTCCAAACATCTCTACCCAATAGTCAGGGAGTTCGGTTGCTACAGGGGTCTGTGGGGGCTCAAAGGTCTGCTGGGCACGTTCTGCTCTCTCTTGCGCTAGGAGCTTTTCAGCTTCTATTGCCCTTGAGTGCATGGTAAGAAAACGGCTCTTTGGTACTCGCGCTTCCTCTTCCTCGGGGGTTTCGGGAGCGGTCTCGACTTCCGGTTCAGCTGTAGGGGCTTCTGCCGGTTCAGGTGCCTCTGGGGCTACTACGTGGTCTATTGGTTTATCGAGGTCTGTACTTGCGATTGCGTCTCTTGCCTTCTGAAAGCCTTGCGGCTGGATGTTGACTGTTTCCATATCGGTACGGGAGTTTACTAACCCCTAGAAAAGTTAAGCTGGTACGAGGTCTGGCTTTTGGGACAGGAGAACCACGCCTTAGCGGAACCTGTGTGAGCTACTTAGCTCCTGGAACACCGAACGTCTGTTGCTTGCTGCCCATACGTGCGTTCTGTGAAGTAGGTACTGGGGTACTCTTCTGTTTGCGCTGCATCATGCTTACAGCACTGGTAGGGTCTTTGGTCATGTCGTAGCTGGTAGAGCCACCAATTTTCGCTGCGAAACTCTTAATCTTTGAAACAAGTGCGGGAGATGCCATAACCGTATCCTAAATGTTTAATGAACTTCTCGTAGTGGTAGGACTATCTATGCTTTCTGCGTAGTTCTTGCCGTTCTTTATAACTTAGGGTCTTCAAATGTTTCTGGTGTTCTTTTGCCTCTGCGCTTTGATTGTATTTACGTTCGGCCTGGAAAGCGGCGTGTGTCTCGTGCTTCAATTTCTTGAAATGCTCTGTCCCACGCAACCTGTCAGAAGCACCACCCAGTTTTCCTGCGTCGCTATTAGACAACGCGTGTAGTTTATTACTCAAATGAGTACTCTGGTTACTCATCTTCATATGCTTTGCTAGGTCTATCTTCTTGTCGTGAGCGTCCATATTTATCCAATTGGTACTGATTTTAATAAGTCTTGTCCCTGCATTGCTGCGGGGTCTACTGGTGGTTCAGCATTCATGTTCTCGCTTACAGGCGGTCCACCTACTCCGATAGGAGCCTGTACTTGAGGAGACGGGAAGTCTGGGAACAAGAGCTGTGGTGGAAGAAGTCCTTGTGCTACCTGCTGCCATAGGAGTGTCTGCTTTGCAGAAGCCATTGGGTCTGGGAAGTCTAGGCGTATGTAAAGCTCGGGAAGACCGATAGCGTTAGCCTGCCACAAGTCCATAGCCTCATTACGCTCAGTAAGGGGGTCTTTAGGTATAAGTGAACCGTCCTTCACTGTTACCTTTATAGGCTGTGTAAAGTCGCTGTTACGTATAGCAATAACCTCAGCGGCACCATTCTCACCCATAGCTGACACCATGTGGGGGTCGTCGTAGTAGACATACATGAACTGCACCACGAAGTTGTAGACCGTATCTGCACGTTTTTCGATGTATTCTGTTACACCTCCGCCAATACGTGAGCTATCTGACTGTTGCACCATAATCTTGCCTCGTACTGAATCTTCTTGCTGTATGCCCTGTGCGCTACTGCCTGCGGTGCCAAAGATGTTCTGTAGACGTGTCTCGCTCTGTTGCTGTTGCTGGAAGATGTCTCCTGGGAGAGCAGGTGCTGCATCGCGCTTCCATGCAGTGTTCACGTCCCCATTAGGCACCCATACAACCTTGCCCTTACGAAGGTAGGTAGCTGCTTCTGCGGCCTGTTCCTTGGTAAAGCTTGTGCCCGAGGCTAGTGCTCCACTGTTCTGTGAGTCTGCGTTCTTATCAATCTGACGTAGACGCTTGTTGTGGAGGTCTTGGAGTGGAATATTCTGAAGGATAAGAGAGGTGTCATCATGGGGCTTCTCACCTGTTGAGAACACTGAGAGTCCGATGTAGGGGAACTGGGGTGCGTTGCGGCCAAATCGGTGGTTCTTGCCAATGATAGGCACGACAATCTCCTCCTGTGTTTCAGGGTCTAGTACCTTGTTCTCTCCGTCATAGTTCCAGTTAGGGTTCTTAAAGGTTCCTACGCATGTCTCCTCAATGTAATAAAAGATGTCTGTGCCTTTGTACCACCACTCTTCCATGGTGAGCTTCTTGCTCATGTTGCCCTTTGCGAGCTTCTGAACGGTGTCCTTGTGGTCTGGGAACATATCCATAAGAGTTCCTGCACTCATCTTCTTAGGGTCGCCAATCCAATCTCCTGTGAATAGTCCTGACTCATCCCAGTGACCGTCTGGGTCGAACTTCATCTGCTTCACGGGACGTACTTCACACTCAATCTCATCTTTGAAGACGTTATAGCTCATCTTGAGGATACCAAGCTGATTGAGTACCCAGTTACGAGTCATGCCTTTGAGCTTCATACGCAAGTCCTGGGTATCTGCCCAGTCTACGAGTGCATTCTTTATGTTCTTAGCGAGGGCAACGCCTTCAGGCAAGTCTCCTGCGGTAGCAATAGGGTCAGGATTAGCCTTGTTAGCAATAGGTAGGAACGTCTCAACAGCCTCAAATATGAGGTTATCAACAGTGTCATGGCCGTCTACAGTCTCTAACGGGTCTTTCTTCTGCTTACCAAGCCAATAGTCTGTAGCTATCTTCTGTAAAGGTTCTAGCTCTGACGCATAGATAGAGTAGCGATTCTTCCATTCCTTACGGAAGTTCTCTGCCTGGGTCTTGGTGAACTTAGACTGATACTCACTACGTGGCTCCTCTGCGCCTGGTGTGCCGTTAGAAGGACCACCAGGGCCAACATCTCCAATCTTATTGTAGTCTTTGAATAGTCCCATTGCGCCTTTTACGGCTTGGAATATACCTTGATTGTATGCGCTGGCTTCAGCCATGGTTATGACAGACTCCCCGTTTTATATACGTAAGAAGCGTGATTTGTATGTCCTTTCCCACAGACTTCGCACTTACTCTTTATTTTCTTGGCAATGTCTTTCTTCTTACCGCGAGCCTTTGCATGAGCCTCAGCTGCGTCACTATCACCATCTAGTTTGTTATATGCCATATGTTAGTTATTAACTCCCTTACTTGGTTTGCCGTCTGTTGAGGCTTTCATGCCGTTAGTGCTCATCTTCTTTGCCATCGACATCTTTTTAGAAGAAGACTTATCGTAACCCTGACGCTTCCTTTCTTGCTTCATATTAGAGTATGAAGAGTCTGTACGACCTTCTGCCTTGTCCATAAAATCCCACATTGCTTTGTTTGCCATATGTTCCCAGTCTATTCATTCACAACACGCTAGCCAGTGGTAGCAACTACATATCTATGCCAGTACGGGGCTTATCATCATCTCCTCCAACGAACGATACTGAGCCTCCACTGAATCTATCCATGCCTATGCGCCAGAAGAGTGTTGCACTTGCTCTGTGGTTCCTGCCATTCCTGACCCATTTAATGCCTTTGAATGCGTTAGTTATGGGGTCGTATACCTTGATACGAGACATGTTCTTCCAGTCAAGCCAGTACTCCCACCAGTCATTCTCTTCACCTTGGAGTGGCAATCGCTTATCTCTAAACTCGTCCACAAGTAGTTGCCACGTTCTATTGAGGTCATATATTACTTGACCTTGGTCATTACGCTCTCCCCACCTAAATAGCTGGTTGTTCTTCCTATCCTCACCTGCGTATGCCTTAAATACACGCCCTTGCCACTGTTCTGCAAACTTCTGTGCACCTATGAAGTCTCCTCCTGCGTCGATTATGGCTATAGCGTTCGGCCAGCGGGTCATGAAGTTGTTGAGTTCTTTATAGTCTGTGCTGTCTCCATGGTGGAAGAGTCCTAGGCGTTCATTACCAAGCACGTAGTCAAGCTTTGCGCCTGTATCTATGCCGATTACTATGCGTTCGCTCGTATCAGCTACTTGCAGGTCATGGCTTAAGTTTTGGAATAGATGGTTCTCGGTGAGCTTTGCGTCTCCTCCTGCGTACGGGAGTCCTAAGACATAGTTATAAAAGTATTCTGGTGTTTTCTCTGCGAAATCGTTGAGTATCTTGTCAGCGGTTATCCACGGGCACATGAGCTGGCTTATCCAATATCCGCTGAATAGCTTGTCTTTCTGCTTTGCGTACCATTGACCGTTGCGCCTGTCATCGTCTGATAGCTCTCCTTTGCACTCTTTGCACTGATAGCACCTACGCACAGAGTCTATGGAGTCAGGCCATGAGAGATACTGTGCTACTTCACAATGAGGGCAGGTAATGAACCAATGCTTTTGGTCTGAAATCTGCCAATACTTGTCTACTCCGTAATCTGGCAAACTGGGGTGGCTGAAATACCAACGCATACCGTCTGGGTCTGCCTGGAGACGTGTTTCGTAGTTCTCAATCACTGACTGGTTAGAGCTGTCTGTCTCGTCATGCACGTTTAAATTACTTGGAATCATCATAGCCTGCTTGGCAGTGAATGTTCCTCTATAGAAAATCATTGAAGTACCTACCGTCTTTTGTTCGATGGTGTCATGTTCTTTAACCCATTCAGAAAGGATAGGGTTTTGAGCGATAATACGGTTGATAGAACCACCTACCATAGCCTGTATATCTCCTTGCGTGGGCAGTGTATAGATTATCTGCTTACCCAGCTTCTTAGCTATGAAGAAACACTTGATAGTATTCATTACTGTCGCGCCTATCTGAGGAGGTTTCAATAGTACCTGGAACTGACTCAAGTCATTGTATACATCCCACATGAATCTGTGGTTGTGAAACTCTATTGGGGTGCCATTCTCATTACAGATATTGTTTTGCAATATCCATAGTGTTGGGACAAGCTCAGTTGCTTCAAGTATCTCTTGTTCGGTGTACTCTGCCTCCATAAGTTTCAGTTGTTCTATGGCACGGAACACATAAAGTCCGTCCATTATCTATTGCAAAACGTAATTCTGGGTATAACGCAAAAGGCTTTATGTGGTCAGCATGTAGTTTAGTTCCATGCTCCTTTCCTCCCCACACACACGTATAGTTATCTCTCTCAAAGACTGCGGTACGCCACAATGCGTATTCTCTTGAGTTGCGTATAGCTTTATTAACTGGTGTTATGCCACCTTTCCAGTTGGGTGTTTCCGCTCCTCTCTTTCCATGAAATGGATTCTTTTCTCCTACTTTGCCTTTGGCTATATTTGTTCTCCACTCCTCACTTCTATTGCTCTGTGCGACTCTCATATTCTCAATGGCGTGTGATGTATGTTTCTTACCAGAAATAGCCTCCCTTCGCTTGCGGTTAGACTCTTCTGTCTGTTTTATACCGAGATGGGCTATACGAAGTTTTTCTCTCGTCTCAGGCGAAGATTTCAATCCTTTATTCCAAGCTGTACGTTTCTTCATAGAGGAGGTAACTGTTTGAGCCTGTTAGCTAGTTCTCTTATTCTATCACTTGGTTCGACATTTACATTGAGGTTGATACTCTTCTCAGGTGCATACGTGCTGTGTACTTTGAATATCATGTCTGCTGCTTTGAGCTTTACGCTGTCGTTTTCTCCTGCAATAAGTATCTCTGCTACTACTTCTTTTGCTTTCTCTGGGTCGAAACCATAGTTCTTTAACTCTTCCTTTACTCCTTGTGAGTCTAGTATGTCTCTAGGGTTCTTTACTACTCCAGGTGCGTATCCAGTCTTTTCCAGTATTTGACCACCTGTTAGAGGTTTGTCCAGCGTTAGATTATCTACCACTAACTTAGCTACTTTCTTTTGTCGTGTAGTTGCCATTTGTTCAGACTATACGCATTTCTTTAGCTCCTGCATAGCGATAATACAACGGTGCTGGTGGTTGTAGTACATCACGCTTGAAGAATTCGGAGTAAGCTCTGTGTTCTGGTTCTCCGCTCTTATCTTTGCCTATTCTCTCTTGTGCTCCGCAGTCTTTGCAATATGCGTAGATAGCATTGTTATCCTCGTTGAGGACTGTTGGGTTATGACAACTAGCGAAGTTATCACACATGTTACTTAATGATTGCACAAATAGCTTTACGCGCTTCTGAGGTGAAGTGGTAGTCTTCGTTCTCATAAAAGATTGAATCAACTCCCCATGCTTTCACAAAGATTTTATCGCCTACCTTATAGCTTCCTTGTACTTCGGGGCCAAGAGCTACGATGGTTGCCCACTCTACGCCTGTCTTCATTGAGGAAGTATCAAGCGCACCGAGGTTTGCTTGTTCTATCTTCATGAGGATTATGTCTCCCACTGGTTGGATTGTTGGTTTCTTCATTTTCGCTGCGAAATTATCGTAGTGGGAATGAACCTACTGAGCCCGGTGCGATGAGACCTAGGAGCCAAACGACTACGAATACCACAAGAACTACAGTGTGGAAGGGTGGTAATGACCCAGTAGGCAAGAGCGATTATGATAAGCGCGACGAGCAAAGTAAGTAGTGTCATGGTTGTTTAGTTAGTTTTAGGTTCTGTGTAATCGACAATCGCACTATGTGAAGTTATGAAGTGTGCGGCTGTTGTGATGGCATTCTCCAGTACACATCGCTCTACTTTCAATGGGTCTAATACCCCTGTTTTAAAGAAGTCTTCGTATTTATCTGTCTTGGCGTTATATCCTTGTCCGTCTGGAAGGTTTTTAATAACCTCTGCATAGTCTTTTCCGCTATTGAGAACGATTTGTCTAAGTGGAGCAGTGAGAGACCTACGCAAGATTTCTTCTCCCACAGAATTACCTTTGATGGACTCTGACAGGCGGTATAGAGAGATTCCACCTCCTTCCACGACACCTTCGGCGAGAGCACTCTGTACTGAGTGAACAGTGTCTTCTGCTTTGTCTTTGAGATAGTTTCTTTCTGCATCGGTATGTGCGCCTATTCTAATAACTGCCACGCCGCCTTTGAGCTTTGCAGCACGCTCACGTAACTTCCTTTGTTCAAGACCATTTGGGTTGTTCTCTGCCCACGCTTCGAGACGTTCCGCGTGTAGCTTTGCGGACTTCGCATTTGATGTAAATACGGTGCGCTTCTCCTCACATACTACACGCTGGGCTAGTCCTAAGTGCTTCTTGACGTCGAAGTTCTCAAAGGTTACTCCTGTTGCGTCTCCAATAAGTGTAGCACCTACTGAGTTAGCAATATCTTCGAGCAGTGGGCCTTGTGCCTTAATTACTAGGAGACTCATAGAGCCTGCAAGCTGGGTAGCTACGAACATTCCTTTGACTGATTCCTCCATGTCTTCCGCCACGATTACGAGGCGATTGACCTTCTCCTTGGCAAGTTGTTCAAAGAACTTTAAGTCTTGGATGTTTGAGAGTTTCTTAGCGGTACAGAGTACAGGGATATTCTCATATACGGCTCTCGCCTTCTCTGGGTCATTGCGGAAATAGGGTGAAATGAAGCCTACGTGTGCTTCGTAGCCCTGGACTATCTTATAGTCGCTCTCAAATCCGTCTTTGCGGTCTTCTATGGTGATTACTGCCTTCGCTCCGACCTTACCTACTACTTCGGTTACCAGCTGCGCTAGAGCCTCGTTCTCAGCCGATATACGGGCTACGTTTATTACTTCCTTTTGGGTGATTGGCTTTGCGCTTTTCTTGAGGAGAGTGATTGCTTTGTCCTTTGCTTCAAGGAGTGAGTGCATGACCTGGGTCTTGTTCTCTGGGCGAGCGAGACATTCATCGATAGTTGCTTTAAGGACTACCACTGTGGTCGTGGTTCCGTCTCCTGCGTCATCATTAGTCTGAGCACAGGCATTACGCGCTACCCATGCTCCTGCGTTCTGTAGCTTATCTTCTAGCTGGATTACGTGGGCGATACTTGCGCCGTCATTGGTGAACTTAGGACTTGTAGGGTCATCGAGGAACACGTTGGTGCCTTTTGGGCCAATAGTATTTCCTACCGCCTCAGCAACAATATCTATGCCCTTACGCATCTCCTGCAACGCGAACTCTTTGCTATGTACTACCTTGCTCATATTAGTATATCGTCTATTTTAGGGTCAACTTTCTCGGATAAAATATCATTTACTCTATCTGCTCCTAGGAATTCTACGAATTGAGGAGCGGTGTTTGTTGTACTAACAGTGGCGTGTAGAGGATTTGGTGCTGTCTTATCAAGATACTCCTCGTCAAAATAATACATACTTCCTTCTTCTTTCTTCACACGAGACTCTAGGTAGAGGATTATCACTACGAACGTAAGGCAGACAATCCAAAAGAATAAAAGATATATCATAGTCCGAATAGAGGGTCTTGTATTGCTAAGAATAAGTGGGCTGCTGCGATTTCAATGGTTCTCCCATGTCCGTACTTGAGTCTGCGTCCGTTACTTGATACTGCTTCGTACTTCATGTCTGCGGGAACTTCCTTTGGATGAGCCATGCGGAGCTGGATGTTCTCTAAGTCTCTGACTTCTGTGAAGTGCTGACCACAGGCTTCTATGATTTCCTCTGTGGTTGGGTAATAGATGTAGTCTCCTTCGATGTCCTTACAGACTCCTTGTGGCTCGTCAGGTACTTCAAAACCAGCCGCGTAGAGTTGTTTAAGCAGCGGGTAGTCCATTTTCTGGTTCAGACTTCTCAAAAAGGTCTTTGAGTTGTGGAACGGCAGCAATTATTTCATTGCTGCTCTGTAGTCCTGCCCATGGTGCAACGCCCCACTTCTCTGAAATAGGCTTGATTTCTTCCTCGAACTTGAGAGCGCGTTCCTTGAACTCTAGAGTCTTTGGGTCTGTCTCTATGAAGTCTTCGATTGTTTTATCCATTGTTTTGTTGGTTAGTGTCAATAGTATAATCTTCTTCTAATTTCCCGCCATGTGTGGAAAAGTCCTTAAGCCATTCCCACGCTTCTATCCAGTCATGGTGTTGTTGGTAGATATGATACTCCAAATTGGCGCGGTAGATTATATCTTCTAGCCATTCTTCCATATCTACTGTAGTTCTCTGACATCATCTCCAACGGAATATGCTTGCCTCGTCAATTAAATCTCTCCAAATACACCAGAAAGCGTTCTTTATTATCAGACCAATCAGTACAAATGGAGCTATTGGAAATATGAAACAAACGTAAGAGTATTTAATACTTTTTTATTCTTAATTCTAATAGCTGCTCTTTGCTTCATTATTGTGCTTCGTTCTTTCTCTGATATCTTCGCCCAACGGTTCTTTGCCTTGGCACGAATAGCTATAAGAGACTCGGGTTTGTGTGTTGTTCCTCGTTGCATAGTACGACTATAGCACAGTATATACCTTATTGTCTATAATGTGTGGATAACTTGCACATCTCATTTACATAGTATATACTATGTGAGTAAACCTAATTAAATAACCATGACTGACCTAACCATCTACGAGAAGCAAATCAACCCAATCACCAAGAAAGCTGAAGCAATTATTATTGATGATTCGCGCTCTATGAAAGACGCAGTTGAGCTTCTTTCAACTCTTAACAAGAAAAACGACGAAATTACCGAAGAGAAGGAAAAGGTCACAAAGCCCCTGAACGAAGCTCTCAAGGCAGAGCGTGGACGCTGGAAGCCATTTGAGACTATCCTCGATGGTGCTATCGCGACTCTGCGCTCAAAGATTTCCACCTATCAGACTGAACAGTCCCGTATAGCTGAGGCTGAGGCTGAAAAGATAGCAGCACGCACCAAGGAGGGTAAAGGTAACTTCTCAACTGAGACAGCTATAAAGAAGTTGCAAGAGATTGAAAAGCCAGAGGAAGCAGTGAGCACTGACGCAGGAACGGTAAAGTTTCGAACAAGACCTAAGCTTGTGATAGACGATGAGAGTCTTATACCACGTGAGTACATGATTGTAGTTGAGAATATGGTTATCGCGGCACTCAAAGCTGGAACGCAGGTACCAGGCGCGCACCTTGAAGAGGTGCAGACTGTGGTAAATTACCGATAATAAAAGATGAAAACCGTCTCGATTTGAGGCGGTTTTTATTTTTAGAAAATATGGCTTATCTAAGCCGTTTTTGTTTTTATTATAACACACTTTATCAAGGTAGGCGAGGGTGGAAGCTCCCCTGCGGGGGTTCCCCCTAGCCTACCCCTTGGCAGGTAATTTGTCAACTATTGGAAATGTAACTTATCCACACCCAGCACGGGATATGCTCTGTCGAAGTCATGCTATAGTCCTAAGTATGAATACGAATATGGATTGGCTCATGAGAAGGAATGTGTCTGCGGACATTATTGAGTCTTTTCATATTCATACGGGAGATGCACTTGGCCTTGAGAACTGTCTAGTGATCCCGGTGCACACACCCGACGGTATGTTTTCTTTTAATAAGTACCGACGTGATCCCTCAGACGAACGAAAGCCAAAGTATCTCTATGAAAAAGGCGGTAAGGTAACACTCTATGGACTCGACCATATAAAAGACAACCACGAAACAATCGTAATAACAGAAGGAGAACTTGATACACTCGTACTTTGGAGTATGAATATTGCAGCGGTTACCTCTACTGGTGGAGCTCTATCGTTTCAAGAAGAATGGATACCCTATTTTGAAGGTAAACAAGTATATGTATGTCTAGACAATGATGATGCTGGCGCGGAAGGCATGGTAAAAATACACTCATATCTACCGACTGCTAGATTCATTTTTGTACCGGAAAAGCTTGAAGTTAAAGATATTACGGATTTCGTTTGCAAAGGTGGCAACTTCACCGCACTCATGGAAACCGCCCTCAGCTATCCAGATGAGACCTCTATCGTAGAAGATATGAACAAGCGCTCAGCATCATGGCTGCCGACTCGTTTCCATAAAGCATGGATAAAAAAGAACCATGAACAAGCGCAACAAGTATCCTATACAGGTAAAAAAATTATCCATGACGATGCGGTATTAAATGCTAAAGAGTATCCGGTTTCTAACCTTATTAAATTTAATAGAGAGAAAAAAGCATTATGTCCCTTCCATAACGAAAGCACCCCATCATTGCATTATTATCCAAAAACCAATTCAACGTATTGCTTTGGCGGTTGCGGAAAGGCGTATGACTCAATTGCCATATACCAAAATCTTAATCAGGTAGGCTTTCGTACTGCGGTAGAAGACCTTAATCGCCTATGAAACTCTCCACCCTAAAGAAAAAAATGCGTGAGCATTTATACATGGAGGATGAGGATATTCTTGATGTGATTATGGCAGCGGCAATAACTAACATTATGCAGTTAGGTCAACCCGTATGGTTAGTGATCATTGGTGCACCCTCATCAGGTAAGACACAGTACATAGCACCCCTTGAATATGCCCAACCCGCAGGAAAACAAATAATACATGAGATAACAGACATAACTCCTAACACATTCCTTTCAGGCTCTCTCACTAAGAAAGCGTCTGAATTTGAACCGTCATTATTGAAACGTATAGGTGACTATGGCATTCTATTATTTCCTGACTTAACAGCCCTCTTCTCTAAAGAGACACAGACACTGCATGAGATACTGGGACAACTACGCCATATTTACGATGGCCATCTCACTAAACTTACAGGAAACCAGGAACCTATAACCTGGAAGGGTAAGCTTGGTATTATTGGTGCTTCTACCGCATCACTGTACCGGCATTTTGAAGAGATTGCAGACATGGGGGAGAGGTTTATGTATTACCGCATGAAGCCCTATGATATTGATAAGGCAGTAGACAAATCACTAGGACGTACCCTGTACGGGCAAGCACTTGATGAGCATATTGGAGAAATATACGGAGAATATTTATCAAGTGTAATTCAGTCACATGTTGCAGAGCCGGTATTTTCAGAGGAAGATAATCATAAAATAAAAGAAATGGCAAAGTTAGCATCCGTCATACGCACCAGCGTACATGTGAATGAAAGAACTCGGGAAGTAGACCGCATTCCTGAGCCGGAGATGCCAATGCGTACGGCGTTACAACTTCGTGGGCTTGCCTTAGGCATGTGCATTATGAATGAAAACGAGACGGGGAAAGCTGAACTGACAGAAAAGAACCTGCGAGGGCTGGAGTGGTGCGCATTCTCTCTTGCTAATGACGAACGCCGTAAGACGCTTCAAGCATTAGCTGAATATCCTGCCGGTTGTAATTCAGCAGCTATCGGAATGACTCTCGGGCTTCCTACTAACAGTGCCTCGTCTTATTTGCAAGAGCTTGCTGCACTACGGGTGTGCCGCCGACTCAAGGTTGACGGCACTAATGCAGACTTGTGGCAGATGGAAGACGAGAACATGCGTGAGATCATTCTGCGCCTTTCTGGCACAGAACGGCAAGACGGCGCTCTTATAGTCGAAGAGCCATATGAAGAAGTAGACGATTTCGGTGACCCACTTAACTATTAAAAATATGAAGACTTTTAAAGAATTTCTACAGCAACACGAACGCAAGAACACTGCGTTTGGAGAATTAGCACATGACATACTCACTGACCCTTGTCTTGAGGATATGGAAGACTACGAGACGATCACAGGGCATATGGCAATCCATGGTGCATGCACCGATGCTCGCAAAACATTCAAACGTGCTTGGAATAAATATCAAAAGTCTCTATGACCCACACCCCCACCCAAATCGCTTCCTGGCAACGAAGACCCTATAGCTGGTCACAGCACAGCTCCTGGCAATACGACAAGCACGCATGGTATGACCGCTACATTCTCGGCAACTCTACCCCCTCTACTCCAGCGTTAGAGTTCGGCAAGAAGTTCGCAGACAGTATTGAGTGGGGTACACCCATGGCACCTGTAACCACACTCCCCATAGTTGAGCACCCCATGACCGCGCAACTAGACTCGCTTGAGCTTGTCGGGTATCTCGACACATGGCACCAGGAAGAGCTCATACTCGGTGAGTTCAAGACAGGTGTAAAAAAATGGGACCAGAAGCGCGTGGATGCTCACGGTCAGCTTACATATTATGCGCTGATGCACTATCTGCGTGACAAGGTAAAGCCTGAGGATATAACCATGTTCTTGGAGTGGGTGCCTACCTGCGTACGCCCCGACTTCACCTATGGCTTCACAACGCCGGCGGTGATCCATCACTTCAACACCCGCCGCACCCTACGCCAAGTACTTGAGCTTGCAGTGGAGATTAAGACAACACGAATAGAGATGGAAGCATACATCAAAAAGTTATCCACATAGTATCCATTTGCACTCTTCCATTACATAGAATATACTATACACAGATAACAGTGAGGACGAGTTGGTTTCCTACAGAGGTTGCTGGGTCTATCCTAGACTGAAATCTTCTCTCAGGACATAAGTGTTCTGAGAGCAGCGGGGATATATTAAACCGGATAATAGGCTACCCTGCGTATCGTACTGGTTAATCGTATCGACGTAACCCGCTGCTCTCAGCACAATTACCGCTGATGAAATAAGTAACACCAAACATATGTCGCAAACAACAGAGTTTCTTCCTAAGGATTATGAATTCAAGGAAGCAGGATCAGACTTTTATAAGCTAGAGGACGGGGATAATAAGTTCAGAATCCTTACACCTGCAGTCGTGGGAATGGAAGGCTGGAAAGATAACAAACCGTTCCGTCGTGGTGGCATAAACGCTACCATTGAGGAAGACGAAGTAGATATCGACCAGAAGTACGGGAAGCCAAAGATTAACTCTTTCTGGGCCTTCATGGTATGGAGCTATCGTGATGAGAAGCCTATGCTCATGCAGATTAACCAGAAGACTATTCAAAAGGCTATCAACAACTTCGCTTCTGACGATGACTGGGGTTCACCCGTAAACACCTACGACCTAACTATTACCCGCGAGGATAATGGTGGGCGTGTGAGCTACTCGGTGAAGCCAAGCCCTGCGAAGCCGCTGAAGGCAGACGTGCAGAAGCTTGTAGACGCAGCTCTCCCTACGTTTGACGTAGCGAAAGCACTCAATATCGAGTCGTAATCTCACGCGGCATATATCGCACTTTCGGTTATGGATAGATGTATGCCGCATTGAGAGTATGAACAAACCACCAAGTAACTAACACTATATGGAAAAGAAGATAGAAGTTAAATTTCCTAAAGGAATACACACAGTAAATATCCCTTTTATGCCCCCATGGGGAGCCTTTGGTGAGCTAAAACATCAA